CGCTGGCTATACGAGAGGTTTCACTTGCTGTTGCGCTGTTAGAGGCATTTGACTCACTGGTTGCGCTATTGGCCTCGCTGGTTGCCGCAGCGTTTTCACTGGCTAGAGCAGCAGCGGCACTAGCAGCACTCTCTGCCGCTTTAGTCGTAGAGATGCCAGCTTGAGTTATTGCCACGCCTTCTGAGGCTGCGGCATTGGTCTCGCTAGTTAAAGCATTGGACGCGCTTGTAGATGCAGCAGACGAACTTGCAGCAGCATTGGTCTCTGCGGTCTCAGCAGCAACCTTAGCAACACCAGAGGCCACGTTAGACGCTTCCGATGCAGAAGCGCTAGTGGCGCTCTCAGCTGCTTTGGTGGAGGATGTGGCGGCGCTAGTGGCCGCAGCATTCTGGGAGGATAAAGCAGCGGCTGCGCTGGCGGCAGCATTGGTCTCTGCTGTTTCCGCAGCAACCTCTGCGGCTCCAGAAGCTACCTCAGATGCACTGGCTGCGTCACGGGCAGTCTCTGCTGCGGTCTTGGCTGTTTCTGCGGCGGCCTTAGCGGCCTCAGATGCAACTCTGGATGCCTGTGAGGCAGCGGCAGAGGTGGAGCTTGCTGTGGCACTAACTGCGCTCTCAGAAGCCTTTGTGGTGGCTGTTGATGCAGAGGCTGCGCCAGATGATGCTGAGTTTGCAGAGGCAGCAGCAGAGGCAGCAGCAGCAGCTTCAGAGAGGGCCGCTGCGTTCTTGCTGTCTTCAACCGCAGTTATGTTGCTAGGTGCTACTGGATCAACATCTGTGTTGTCAGGAGTTACACCAGTGCCGCTGTAGAAAGATGATGATGCCATTAGTTACCTCAATCTGTGTAGGTAGAAGTGGGACGCATGACTTGGGCCATGCCAGAGGTCTCAGCGGAGTTCGCTTGGTCTTGTAGCTCAAGGAGAAACTGGCCTGACTTGGTGTCAAACAGTGGGCCACGCTCATCAAGGAAGTAGTCAGAGGCATAGCTAAGAGCCGTGTAGGTCAGGAGGTCTGATGCAATGTTAGTTATTACATTTGTACTAACGTCAGACGTAAGCGCATCGAACTCGCCGTAGTAGTTGAGGTAGATGATGCCAGAGGATGGATTAGGGGAGACCTTAATGACCTCACGCTCACGGCTGAAGTACACAGGACTGCCAGTAGCTCCAGTCTTCTGAGCTGCGGCCATCTCATGCAAAGGTACTCGCAGAAGGGAAACACCATCATACTGGAGGTCAATGATCTCTAGCAAATTGGAGGGTATAACTACCTGTGTGAGTGGTGCCCCAGAAGTAATTGAGTAGGACTGCTGCTTCTCCATGCTGGGGATGCGCAGTACACGCTGGATGCGAGTGAGGGCCTGATCGATGAAGGTATCGGCCAAAGCATCACTACAGTCGCTGCGGTTTAGTAGAGCCTTAAAGTGGCTCCTGATTTGACCTTTGTTCATTCTAGTCCCCTTGCTTCTGACAGCCGAATTTACTGCATGTCATTGGTGTCGTGCATCCCTTGCAGGGCTTGAACTTGCCTGTAGTTTTATAAGCCATCTGTTAGACCCTTTTCTCGGTTGCCATGAACATGCCTAAGTCCTCAGACTGAAGGCGTTTGATAATCTCTTGTCCTGTGGCTTCCCACATGTTGAACCCTTCACGCAGCCACTTCTCAGCGACAACTGTTGGGATAGATGCAACCTTGTGGAACTCTCCCATAGGCTTCGATGTACTTTCGTTACGAGCGTCTTTGAGATCGTCTAGGAATGCTTGTGTGATATTCTGTGTATGCTTCCTGACTAAGGCATCACTTTCGTGGATGAAGTCAGTATTCGATTGGATTAACTTTGTGGTCACTGGGAGCCCCTTTGGTCTCCTTCACGTCCACAAATGTAAAAAGGCCCACCCAAAGACACACAGTAAGGAGAGCAAAACCTATGTGTCTAAGAGTGGGCCTTAACTAAAGACCGAAGTCTAAAGTGTGCTTATGACAAGCCTGTGATCTTCACAGAGTCGCCAAAGTTCATGTGCTTGACGGACATCTCGCCTACGATGTGGTGGCGATCTGAGTCGCCATTTTTGGCAAGGAGTGTGCGTGTGAATGGACGCAATGTGCATGTCTTGAACATGGATGGGTCAATCAGCAGCGCTGTGTCTGTCTTGAGGTGACGGTTGAGAACAACACGGTATTCGCCATATGGAGACACATATAGGTCAATAGCATTGACCAATGTCTTACCTTGAGCAATCTCGCGGTTACGACCAGCAGATGCTGAGAAGCCAGCAACGATCTGTGCGTCACCCGGCTTGATCATCAAAGTGTCAACGTCTGAGCCATTGTTGTATGCTGTTTCACCAGCTTCAAGCAGCTTTGCTTCAGTCAAAGCATCAGTAGCATTTGCACCAGCGTCAATGCCTGTAGTGATCTGGTTGATCACAGAAGCCATTTGACGTGCAACACCACCAGAACCAGCAACAGCAGCTTGGTTTACACCAACCATGGCGTATTCTGCATCGCGCTTGATTTCCTTGAGTGCTTTGGCCAGCTGGTGAGCTGTTTCCTTGGCACGGCCATAGGTGCCGATAGCGTCTGCTGTTGCAGATACTTGGAAGCCTTTGGTCAAGATTTGGGTGTTGTTAGTGCGCTCTACAGCATCAATCAGAGTTGCCATAGTTGCGTCTGCGCCCTCTACCGCAGCGTTTGAACCCGCTGAGGCAAGACTGTCTTCAAGCCATGAGAATGTACGAGCTGTAACTTTCTCGTTCTTGAACATGGTGAAAGCAGGCGTATCGAAAGGTGTAATGTCAGAGATGATGTCTGCAACAGACTCTTTCTTCCCGACCTGATCGTATGTAGTATAAGTAGCCATTTTTGTATCCTTACAATTTGTTAGGCAAGATTGTGGTTAGTCTTCCCAACGGGCCATTAAGGCTTCGGCAATGTCATCTATGTCGCCACCGTAACGTGGGTTTGAACGCAGCTTTTGTTGCGCAGCTTGGCGCTTCTGTGTTCTCACATCAGTTTTGGTTGGTGGGGACTTCTTAGAACTCAAGACCTTTGTCTTGCTGCCTTTTGATTTAGTCACTTTAGCTGCTGCTTTCTTGGTTTTAGCAGCCTGCTTCGACTGATCATAAAGACGTGCTTTGTTGATCAACATGATGACACTAGGGTCGGTGTATTGATCCACCTGTTCTTGAGGCAAGCCCGATTGCACAGCATACTGACGGATGTCACTATAAAGCTCATCACCCCACTCAGGCAGGTTCTCTTCGAGTACCTTTATGCACTCTTGAGCTGCTGCTTGTACTGCGGCTTGGTTCTGCTGCTGCATCTCGGACATAAGACTACCGCTTTCCTCTTTAAGGAACTTGAGGTCATCTTCTGCTTGACGTGCATCTTGTCGAAACTGGGCGAAGGTCTCTGGGTCCATTTGCCTAGAGGCCACCAGCATGTCGATGTCGGTGTACGGTTTGTACCGTTCTTCTGCACGTTCTAAGAGTTTTTGGTATGACAACTGCGCTTGAGCAAACTGTTGTTCTGCTGCTTTCCGCTGAGTTGCTAAATCTTGAGACTTTTTGGTTAAAGATGCCTCTTGTCCGAATAGACGCTTGAGTTCTTTTACAGATACCTGCTGCTGCTCACCGTTGACGGAGATTTCCACAAGGCTTTCGTCAGACACGAGCTGTGGCTCATCGTCTTCCTCTTCCTCATCGTCTTCCTCATCTTCAGCCTCATCAGCGTCAGGGTCTTCTAGTTCCTCATCGTCTTCATCTTCGACTTCGGTTTCTTCAGTATCATCCTCGTCAACATCTGTCTCATCGATGTCTTCGGATGTCGCATCTTCGTCTTCGGGTTCTGATAGGTCTTCACCGTCATCCCACCGTCCTAAGATTGCATCAGCCGCGTCATCTAGATCGAATACGCGGGGCTCAGAGTTAGTATCTTGCACGTTATTCATGGTGCTACTGGTCCTCTTGGCTGTTGTCGCCATTTGCTGCTTCGTGGATGCTGTTACGCACTTCCACTCGCTGTTTAAGTGTGTTCACCACGTCTACTAATGCGCGATAGTGGCTGTAGGTTTGCTCACGTTTCTCCCGGTCCTCTGGCGATGTGTTGACAAAGGTTTGGAAGGTCTGCTCGACAAGTTCATTGATGACAGAAGTGAATGCAGAGGCACCAAGTAGCGCCTCCGCTTCATCTCCAGCCACCACAAGTTGCTCTTCTTGTGTAGGCATATACTATCCTGTTGAATTACCCGTTAGGGCTTGCGATTGCTCGGACATCTTCAGCACTACGCGCAATCTCAAGTTCTTGGAGGTTGACGTATTCTTTGTGCTCTTGCTGGCTCTCTTGGAGGTCCATCTTGTCCGATTTGAGTGCGAAGTCTGCTTGCGCCTGCATCTGCTGCATTTGGAGCTTCATCTTCGCAATTTCAGCGTCAAACTGTGCCTTCATCTCTGACACGGCTGTCTGACGTTCCTGAATTTCTAGCTGCTTCTGAGCCATCTGCATTTGCATCTGCTGTGCTGGATCAGGCTGCGGTGGAGGTATCTGTGCTGGGTCTGTAAGGAAGTCAGCAACATTCTTGATACCAGACTTCTCAAGTACAGCAGCCAACATCTTAAACTTCTTGTCGGGGCCATACATCTGACCCAGTGTTGGGTCTTGTGAGAAGAGGGTGTGAAAGGCCAGATACTTCTGCACCATGGTCTCTTGGTCGCCATAGCCAAGGTGGAACTCGACTTGCACATCACGCTTGTCAGTCCACTGTGCTGGGTTGATCTGCACATAGCGACCTGCCAACTCAACGATCTTCTCTTCGCTCTCGTTCTCTACGACTAGCTGGTAGACAAGAGTAAACAGGGGCTTCAAGAAGTTGTTGGCAAAGTTACGGGCAATGATCTTCTGGCGCTGCTGGCTCATAGTGGCCAATTGCTCAACCATAGCAGCAGAGTTCTGCTTGCTGATAGCGTCCTTGTTGAGTCCCTGCGATAGACGAGACACACCAGAAGTATCCTCTTTGTCTTCGTCCAGCATCTGAATGGTCTGAAAGACAAACGGGTTCAGAGAGGCCTGTTGCATTGGAGATATAGCATCAGGGCGTGTGACGTTGACGATACCACCAACACGGTTGTCGATAAGCTCACGAGGGTTCGTAAGGCCACCTTTGACTACAGTGTAGCGTGGGTTGTTTGTGACCATTGCGTGGTCGAGGATGGAGCGTGTCAGAACTGTACGAGCGTTCTGGATACCTACGAGCTTGTCAGCAAAGTTGTTACCATGGAAAGCATGTGGGATCGGCAGCGGTACAAAGGCCACGAATGGCCGGCGAGTGACCATCTCTTTCTCTAGGAGTACGTTTGATGCTTTGACTACACGGTACAGATCGGCTGTTCCTGTGCCCTCTACATCAAGCTCAATGTAAGCCTCGACTACAGTTACCTGACGTGTCTGGCGCTGGTAGCCCTTGGCGTTAAAACCACGGTCAGCACCAATGTCATCAAAGCGCGATAGTATCTCTGGATCGTTGTCGAAGTCAGTGTCTTCATTGTCAGCAATGTCTGCCACCAAGTCTTCATCGTAGCCCATCTCAATGAGGTCAGAGATAGACTTCTTGGTGCGGTGCGCACAGAAGCTGACAGTATCGAGAGACTTTGCTTGGGGTTCAATGAGGAACTCTTCGGGAGCAATAGCCTCTACTTTGACTTGGGATGTATCACGGTAAACACGCAGCTCACCGCTGGAGATACCATACTCATCCTCAACGATCTCTTCGATCTCTACGTTGTCTTGGGACAGAAGAGCATCAAGCTCATCTTCAGTCAGGTCTTCAACGGCCTCGATGTGGCTCTCAGACTGCTTGGCCCAGTAGACCTTACAGATGCCTGCACGGGCAATGAGGCCATCGTGTATGACTGTCTGCATTACCTCAAAGAGGTTGTTCTGGCGGTGAAGCACATAGTCTGTGTACTCAGTGCATACTTCAGCCATTGGTACATCTTCAGCACCCTGCGGGGTAAAGCGTAGGGTCTTGTTGCCTGTGCTAAAGGTCTCCAGAAGTGCAGCCTTCATGCTCTCTACGGCATCATACACATCTTGGCTTACATACTTGCTGTTACCATCGTGCGCTGGGCGTGGGAGTGCGGCGCTGTAGTAATCCATTACCTTGCGGCGCTCTTTTGATAGCTCACTGTCGTAGTAGCCAATGGATCGGCGTAGGTTAGTGTCTACGATTGAGACGATCTTTTCGTCATCAAGGGCTTTGTATTCTTCTTGTGATTTCATGTCTAAACCATCTCAATGTAATAATCATCGACTGCCTCTATTGGCTCCCAAGCACCCTCATGTATGTGGTTTGCTAGGGCCAAAGACATTACGCAGTCATCGAAACACCCGGCTTCAGCTTCCATGCCACCGCTTTGGGTGACGATGTAAGTAAGCATCTCTCGGATAGTGACCTTATCGTTTAGTTCGATCTTACCCTCACGAACTGAGGCCCTGAGTTCATCGATAATCAGGGGTTTTGTCTTGGCAGTGGTAGTAAAGCCCAACTTAATGGTCTCTTTGTCTGTCAACTTGTCTACCTGCACCTCTGTGTAGAAGTGGGGGTAGGCCATGTCTTTCCCAAGACGGGTACACGTTAAGATACCGTGGCTGTTGTTCTCTACGATGATGTAGGCAAAGTTAAAGAACTCACCTAGCTTGTAGAGAACCTCAGCGAAGTAATCTGGATGAACTTGGGCACGATAGGTCGCAACCTGTCGTTTCTTGCTGTCTAATACTTGAGCGACTGAGAAGTCACCGCCTCTGACACCCATGGCGACATCAGCACCGATTGTGTACTGTTCACCGGGGTCAAGTGTGCGATAGAGCGTCAGTTCTCCTCTGACATTCTCAAGCCAATCGTCACCTTCCAGCGCAAGCCTTTGCTTAGGCTCTTCGCAGGTAGCTAGGCTTTCCTGTAGACCCTCTGGGTTAAACACAGGGCGCCCAGTTGTCAGGAAGGCTTCTTCTGGCTCGGCTGGATATTCTTGACGGAAGAGGTCGATGCCGTTCTGTGCGACCTTGCGGCGTCTGAACATGAGCTGCTCATCGTCAAGGCCATACTTCTCACACAGCTCTTCTTCCTCTGGAGTTCTCTCGAAGTTCTCCGGCACTGGCTCACGATACTCTGGATCAATGTACCAAGGTATAAACACTGGCACATAGCCATTGGCTCCTTCTACGGCACCTTTCCAGAGGTCATAGAAGATACCACTGACACCATTAGCCGTGCTTTCGACAAAGATGGCAGTGCCCTTCTTGTTGGGTACAGCCTGTGTCATACCGTTCCAGTTTTCCAGAGCGGTAGACTTCTGCCAGAAGGCAAGCTCAGAGGCGTGGACATGGGTCAGGGTCTCACCGCGCCCAATGCTTTCACCACCAGCTGTCGCAACAACAAACGAGCTGTCTAGGACATCAAACGTAAGTTCCCGGCGAGAGCTATACTTGGTGTGAGGCTTGAGTAACTCAGGGCAGTTCTCGTGGTATCTCTTGGTCATGTCGAAGAGGGCACGGGTACTGTCGGAGTGGTGTGTGACAACCATAGCCTTACAGGCTTTGCGCTGAGACACGTTAAAGTAAAGATAGCCGCCAACGTAGGTCGATAGACCCTGCTGTCGGGCCTTCAAGATGATAATGCGTACCTTGCCTTCAGCCTCCATCTGGTCCTCTACGGCCTTCTGGAGAATGCGCTGGGCTGGCTTCAAGTTGAGTGACTTGATGTCACCGTCCTTGGTTCTGATCTTGAGGGCTGACTTACTGTAAAAGTCAAAGTCATCGTATAGTTTGCGGCGTACTACTTTAAGTCTCTTGTCCATCTTCGGCTTGCTCATCCTCTGGAGTTACTACTAAGAGCGACTCCAAGAATGCTTCGGCTTTACCGATAGTGACTTCGCTCTTTGCGGCAGGCTTAGTCTTGGTGAAGTCCAAGACCATTCGTGCTGCTGTTAGGCGGTCCCGGTTTTGTCCCGGTTCACGCATGATTTCTACTGCTGCCTTGAGTGCCTCAATGGCATACACGTCATCAATGTCATTCTCTTTGGCCATGATTGCTACGATCCTTTCAGCATCTGCTTTTGCCTGTTTCCTGATCGGCGTGATCATTTCGAGGGTATAGCCATCAGGTGTTCCCTGTGGCCTGCCTCCGTTCTTACGCTTTTTTGTTGACCACTGCTTTCTTAGCGCCCTTCCCTCTTCGGTTTTCATTAGGTTTGTGAAGTAGTTGTTTTCTTTTGGAGTCGCCCTGTTCGGGTGGGTCAACTCTTTCTTTGGTGCCTTCTTTCTTGGTACTTTGGGCACTGGCATCTTCTACTCCTACTAATGTTCCAATGATCTTGAGGGTCGTTGGGCAGGACTTACAGAACACAGGGGCTGGGAGTGCCGCTGCCATCTCTGCGAGTACCTTGTCTTTGTCAGAACTGCTGAGGCTAGACGCCTTTATAGCTTCGATGCCCTGTAAGAAGGGCACCAAGTCAAATGCTGTCTTATTCACGATTTGCTTCCTTGAGTGACAGATGCCCCCGAAGGGGCACCTTAGTTATGCGGAAAGAATACCGGGAGCCATCATGGGCTCTTCGTCTTCCTCTGATCCAGCGGCAAGCAGTCCCATAGCGGATACCACAGCAACAAGAGTTGCGAATGGGTGACTGTAGAACTGGATTTTACCGTTGTTTGCCTTCTTGAACTCATCGCGTATTAGCTTGGTATTGATAGGCATAAGCTCTTTAGCGAGACGTGGGTTCATAAGGTAGAGCCACATTGGGTCAACAGACAGCTCTGATGTATTATTTGTATAGCGTCTGTAGCGGTTCATACTGGCTTTATAAAACGCAGTTTCCTTGGGACTCTTAGCGTTGTTTAGGTCTTCCAGTATTCGAGCTATGTCTCTTGCAGGAGTTGTCTCAGAGGGATTGGACTCTGTAAATGCCTTTCCTGCCTCTTGGAAAGCGTGTATCTCCTTCACAGCAGGATGATCTTTACCAAGACCTTCAAGAATAGGTTTCATAACAGAAGTGTTATAACTGTTCTTACCTACTTGATCCCAATCACCAGAAAATGGGTTTTTAACCATACCCATTCCGAACTCACCCTTACCGTCCATGTTACCTTGAGTCAGAGAGTGTCCCATCTCATGGAGGATGTTCATTAGGCTAGTAGTAGAAGTGATCTTATTGCCCCCGATAGAGCCACCGGGCTTAACGAAGAACACAGAGCTACCAAAGCCTTTCATGGACGGGCCCCATCTATGTAGAGCGGCTGTTCCCCTGCCTGTCCGGGTCTCTTTCTGTAGGGCAGAACCAGAGTTCATCATTCTAGCTGTTATGCCAAGAAGCCTTGCCACCTCAAGAGCCTGATCCACGTCTTGAATGCCATTCTCGTACTTACTGCCTTTACGGCCAATCTCAATGATTGCTTTAGCCTCTGGCATAGCCTTTTTAACGGACTTTGCTGTGGGCTTCTTTACCTTTTTGGGCTTTGTAGGCTCGGCATCAAGTGGGGCCACTTTTGGGGGTTCAGGTTGTTGAGCCAAGGCGGGTTGCGTGGGTTGTCCACTATCGACTGGTCCACTTGGGCTAACAGTTCCCGCAACTGTGGGTCCATCTGGTCCACTAGGGCTTGGAGCTGGGGGGACAGGTGGGACATCTTTAGCTTTCTGCTGCTGCTTTACCCTCTCCATGTAGGGAGTAAGGTAGGTTTCTGCAAGTTTAGGCTTCATTAGATTGCTTGTGGCTCGACTAACGATAGCTTCCAGAGAAGCAACTGGGTCTTTGCCTAAGTTCAACGCCATACTGTCGAAGGCATCACCTAAAGTGGCACGATCTTCAGATAGAATGGCCTTATCGTTGTCCATCTTGTCACGAAGAGTTGCCAGATAGGCTTGGTTGCTGTTTTTGCCAAGCTGCCGTTCTATTGGGAGCTGTGGTTCAATAGGCTTTTGGCCCTTCTTTGGCTTCTTAGACTCAAAGTTGAGGTTCTTAGAGCGAATGAGAGAGGTCACATCGTTTAGAGGACTTCCGTCCATGATGCTTTTGCCTGTAGCCAGTGATTGCTTGTAAGCACGGATTGCACGTTTACGTTCCGCAGTAGTGTTTGGGTTAGCCAACACATCATCAAGTGCCTTCATAATGTCAGCATCAAGTTCAGCTACCGTGCGTCCCTGTGGTCCATAAGTCTCAATGATGGCAGAATGAACTGTACCGCGAGGTGAGTTGGGAAGTGGAGGTTCGCCATTAGCATACTGCTGTGCATTCCGCTTTGCCTCTTCCTCATCGAAAAACTGCTTCTTCTGGCCCTCTTCAAACTTACGGCGTTCACCATCAGCTTTCTGCTGTGCCTTCTCAGCCTTCTGTCTTTCGACTTCTGGGTCTGGTTGATTACGCAGTGCAGCTTCCGCAGCTCTACGATCTTTAGCTTCTTGGACTAAATCACGAGCTGCTGGAGCTGTAGGATCAGCAAGACCATCGCCTTTGCGGTTCTTTTTGACAAAACGGTTGACCTTGGACCTGCGTCCAGTGACTGCATCGATGGCACGACCACCAACCACGAGGGGTATCTGTGCGGCTAATGAGGAGCCACCAGTTGCTAAGGCTGCACCAGTGTTGATGTTACCTGCTACCATACCAGCTGGATTGTAAGCTCTGCCAATAGAGGGCAGTGGGTTGAACATATCGGTGAACTTAGACACACCGCCTTTGAGGCCACCCGCATATACCTCGGTGAGGACGTTGGAGCGGCGGAAGGTGTTAAGGAGTGCCTGCCCTTCTCTCGTGTTACCAAAGCGATCTTGCATGAAGTCGAAGTTTTCTTTGGTTACTGTAGTGCCAACTTTGCCTTTGGATTGACGTATTGCCTGCTTAAAGAAAGCCTTGTCCTCTGGACTTAGCGCCTTGATCTGGCCCTTCTCTGTCAAAGAGATTACCTGAGCTTCTAAGTCTTTCAGCAAGACATCACGAGCACCTTCAAGAGTTTGGTTGGCACCTTTCTTGGAGCTGGAGTCAATGTCATTGAGGTTGTAGCCATTCTCATCAGCAACACGCTGCAACAATGTAGACACATCAGATGCAGCTTGGGTTGTCTCAGGGTCTAGGTCTTCTTTTGGCTTAAAGACAATCTCGCCTGTCTTAGTCACTGTGTTTACAACAGAGCTGATACCTTTGGATGCAGTGCCGCCAATAAGGGCAGCATCGCCCATGCGCTCAATAACTTCCTGCGGCACATACTCGCCACCTTGGACAGCAGTACCACCGATTACCAAGCCCTCTTGTACGCCTTCTTGTACGCCTTCTCGTAGGAACTTCAGTGTAGCACCACCGCCCTTGAGAGGTGTAAGTTCCACAAGTCCAGAGGCTACAGCAGACGCAAGGTCTGTGGCTGTGGCAGTAGGATCAAGGCCCTGTTCTTCCTTCTCGGCACGGTTGGCACCAAGGGCGTTAGTCACGCCATAGGCAGTACCAGCGACAGCAAGGCCTGTACCGATGATTGGGGCAGAGGTTGCTGCAAGCCCAGCGCCGATAGATGCGGCTGCACCACCAGCGACCTGTGGGGCTGCTTCAGCAACACCATAGGCAAGGGATTTACCAGCGTTGGAAAAGTCGCCTTCGCGGAGGTTGCTAATGATGCCATCTGCACCTTCTGGACGCTGGTAGTTGGATGCAGCCATCTCAGCTTCATTGCGCTGGGCCATCTCTTGACCGTAGTTCTCAACGGACTCTAAGCCTGTAAGCTCACCAGCTGACTGGATACCTTTGCCGACCATGGCACCAGCTTGGTCTACACCATAACTGACTGCACCGGAGAGCGAGGTGTCTACCTCTGCATCTGCCTGTGTAGGTGCTGTCTGTTGTTGAGAGCCTTGTAGCTTTCGGATTTCGTTAGCCAACAACTGAGCTGATTGTGTGTCACCAGCCTTATCTGCGGCCAGTAGCGCACGGCTTAACTGTTCGATGTCAGCCATGGCTAACTACCTCTCTTACTAATTGTACTTGTCTAAAACTGCTTGGACATCAGCACTTGGTGTGTAGGTTCCAGAAGATGTGTTGAACTCATTGGACCTTTGTCCGGCTGGCAACTCTTCGCCACCGCTTAGGCGGTTCTGAACTCTTTGTAGTGCAGCCATCCGCTCATTGATCCAGTCTTCCCATACTTGCTCATCTTGTAAGTTGGTTGGAGCTGGTGACAGAAACAACTTCATCTCTGCGTTTGAGATTGCACCTTTGGTTTCGGCAACACGAAGTAGAGCATCATCAACACGCAACCTACTTAGGATCATTCTGCGGTTAGCATCAGGATCACCAGTAAAGTTGTCGAAGATGCCTTTGAATATACCACCGATGCCAGTCAGGTTGCCACCAGACGCACGGCTTTCAGCAATGGCATCAAGGCCACGTTGCATACCATACATAGCGTCATTTACAGACTGAAGTGATGCTGCATTCTTAGCTGCGGCTTTGCTATCGGCTTTGCTACCAGTTCTTTTAGCCCTCAGCTCTGCAATGCGTGTTGCTTCTGCCTTATTGTAAGCATCAACTTCAGCCTTGCGGTTGGCATCCTGTATAGAACCATACTCACGAGTAGCTGCACCCAGACCATCGCCTTGGAGAGCACCAGAGTACATAGCACCACCAATGCGGATGAGGCTCTCACCGCGTGGAGTAATTCCTAGAGCGGAACCACGGGCATTGGCTGTCATCTTACCTGCGCCTCTTGAGAGGGCTGGGGCACGAGTGGCAGTTGAGCTTTTGGTGCCTAAGACTGGCGCAGCATTAGTCTGTGTATTTGTAGTAGCAGTAGGGGTTGGCGTGGTAGTGTTGATGAGGACAGGTCGGTTGCCTTCTGTTGCAGCTAGTGCAGCATTGGCACGTTCAGCTGCGGCCTGCTCCATAGGAATTGGCTCGTTAGCAGCTGTAGGCAAAACACCAGCATTCTGTACTGTGTTCTTACGGCGCTCTAGCTCTGCAAGGGCTCTTGCGTCACCAGATGCTGCTTGCTGTTGCAACACACCTTGGTCAATGCCTTCTCTGGCTGCCTGTGTGCGCTGTTCCATTGCACTGTCGAAACGCTCAATGCCTGAGAAGTCAGCACCAAGTCCGGGGAACTCAGCGCCTGCTGGTACATCAGTGGGGTTCTGTGCCATCCGCTGAAAATCCTGTGGGCTCATGTCAGCGTAGGATGTTGGGGCATCTGCTGGGTTAGCAACAGGTGCTGCAATGACACCCTCGCCGGGAACACGGGGCGTGAGGACTGGAGCTGGAGTATTAGCAACAGTTGGACCAGTGTCCATGCGTGGGCCAGACTCTAAGTTCTCAAGAATTGGCGACTGTGGTTTATCTAGGATTGACTGTAGGTACTGCTCTGGGGTCATGCCCATGCTGGCAGCAACTTCAACTACGTTTGGGTCTTCTAAGAGAGACTGTGGAAATCGTGACATTATTTACCTCCTCCCCCGTATGAAGGACGAGTGCTAAACCCAAGGTTACGCGCGAACCCTCTCATGGAGTCACCCATTTGATTAAAAGAAGGTATTTGACTTCCATACTGATCTTGGAACCCAAAGCCACTCATCGCACCGCCTATGGTAGCTTGGAATGGGTCAACCTTGTTGGCTTGTACAGATTGGCTTGAGTTAGGAGCCTTGCCTAGAATACCAGACTGGAAGCCTTGGCGCTGCTGCATCTCAAAGTCACGCTGGCGCTCAAAAGCAGCCTGTGCATCGTTGAGTGCCGCTTGGTTATAGCCTTGCAGGGAGTTGCCTGCGTTCATACCGAAGTTGGCACCCTGCCCCAGCGTATTGAGACCCTGAGTGTAAGCATTCTGGATGCCTTCGTTGGCCATGCCTGCACCTTGCAACGCAGCACCTTGGTCAGAGAACTGCTGTGACTGTTGGGCAAGGCTGCGGTCAATGAGCCTGTCTTGTACGTCTAAGGCGACATCAGCTTGACGGTCATCAAAGGCGCGCTGGGCTACTGCTTCGGCTACACCAGCCCGGCTGGAGTTCATGTTACCTGAGCCACTTGCTGCAAGGTCGATGCCTGTCAGGGTGTTCTCTTGGAGGTTGCGGCGGTCATCACGCATCGCAGCGTCAACCAACGGGTTTGCGTTGGCACTGGCGTAGTCCATAGCTGTAGCAAGACGATCACCTTGTGCAGAGTTGGCCATGCCTTGGTACTGATTGAACAGAGCGTTGGCATTGGAGCCAAAGCCAGACGTGTTGTTCATCATGCCGTAACCAGCGTTCTGGAGGTTGCCGCCTATGTTGCCCATGTTGGTGGCAGTGCCCGTCTGGAACTGGTTAGGGCCAGCATATGTGGGACCAGTGTATGCACCAGTTTTAAGTACACCATCTAGGGCACCAGAGGCACCAGATAGGTTGGCGTCCACATAAGGTTTGTATTGGTTAAAGCCAGCCATTTGGGCTGCTGTTGCTGCGTCTTGTGCTTTGGCTTGCTTGTTTGCGCCCATAAGGCCCATGGCACCGCCGATTATTGCGCCCCACATAATGTGTATCCTTCTTAATGTGATTCAGACAGCGACCCAAGCAGTACCGTTGTAAACAACCAGTCCTTGAGTTCCGTTGCCCAGAGGGTTCCAAGGGGACACCGCATAGCGTACCATCCCCTTCCGTAAACCTTCGGGCTCACGGTCTGTCACTTGGACAGATGCGTCTGCTAGAGACTGTATAGATGCCTCTAACTCTCTTAGTTCTTCTTGTAGAAAACGTCCTACGTCATCATTCCTGAGTGTAGGTAACTGCCGCCTCACATACCGATTAACGATGAGGTTTAGCTTGTCTGATAGAGCCATAGTTACCTCCGACCAGTGACAATGATGTCTGTGTCCATACCTGAGAAGTTGAAGTCCTTGAGGTTGTCGCTAGTCACTTTGAAGCTCAAGTATCTGCCAGACATCCGTGTATCCAACTTGTAGCCAGTGTTGCTGTCGAAAGTTACTTCAGAGCCATAGCTAGGGGTGGCCGCTGGAGTGTCAGCTGCACCAAAAGTAAACTTGAAGAGGCCATCAGGATTGCCTGTGCTTATCTGAGGGTAAATCTTGTTGATTACTTTGTAGCCAGACAGGGGTATGCCCTGTTCGTCTAGGTCTATGCCTTGGCGCTCAAGTAGGAAGGGCTGAGAGTGCGTAGTGTCTACACCAAAGGCTAGAGAGCCATTGTCAGCTAGGTCTATACCGTAGAGCTTACTTTGAGTTACACCAGCGCCTACTGTTGATATGACGATTGGGTGCCTAGCGTAGGGGCTCTCCTGCGCATGGTAAGAGCCACCAATAGTCTCATAGGACTGGGTTGCATCAGCATAGGAGAACACAGAATTTACGTTAGCTTCAGTGCCTGTGATTACATTTGGTAAATCTTGGAATGACCAAACGTCCTCTTTGTAGTTGTAGACTGCTGCACGGTTACAGGATGTACCATCCGTATATACGGCCATATCGTCACCGCTGTGGTAACAGAAGTATATCTCTTCAAGAGTAGAATTGTGCATCACAAAGCAGACATCATGCCTACTGTTGTCGATACCACTGAAGATGTAGTCTCTGACGCGGCCATCGCAAATAGAGTTGCGGGAGTTGCCGTCAGTCACATAGATGTCATCGCGGTCAAAGACATAGTGGCGACCCTCTACCTCAACTATACAGTTCTGGTTGATTACTCCGGCGTCATCAAAGACCTTGCGGAAGTTAAAGATAAACGTACCGCCTACGAACTCCATCATCCAAACTTGGTCCTGTGAATACACAAGGAAGTTAGGGCCTAGAGTAGCACCATCAACTATAGGGGTCTTCATCTGCACGAGGTCGTTAAAGCCAGCACTGTTGGTAAGATCAGTCTCATCCCATGTAGTAGGCACTTGGTTGGCCAGTACGGGGTCTGAGAACCTCACACGGTTCGGGTATGCCACGTTGGTTTCCACGGTGCCCAGAGCCAACAAGAAGTCACCAAAAGACCTTAGAGCGGTTGTACGCATCCCTGTGGGCCAGTTAGGTAAATCAGTAAAGTTAGTCTGGGAGGGTGTGCGCGATATGGGTGTCTGATCGTCCCTGCTGAGATACTGAACGTCAGACAGGGTTGTCGCTGTTACTGCGGGGATAGAAGACGCTACGCCGGATGTGGTCTTCCTAGTAGTAAAGGTTCCATTAGAGAACTCACGGACATCAAACACATCATCTACGACCAACACTGTGTCAAATCCTGAGAGCGAAGTGATACCGTAGGCAAACACAGGGTCAAAGGAGATGTCAGCCACACCACGCATGATGGGACCACGCTGTACGGAACCTTCGTTAAACCTTACGTTCTTGGCTCTAGTGAAGGCGTTGATGGGGAGGTTGTAGGGGTCAACATCAGTGACCACGCCCACGGACCCTAGTCCACGGATTGGTAGGTTAGGCATGGCCTGAGTTCCTTACGTTTTCATTATGTAGCAAAGCGCATAGTACGGAGGCAGGTTAGCATTGGTGGCGCTGGAACCTGTGCTATCAGTAGACCCTGTAAGCCCGTGATTATGGCTGTCACTTAAAGTGTAAAGGCCTGCTGTGGATTGGCCACCATCTGCGCCACCACCCTGATTGCCCTCGACAGTAAACACTCCAGTCGCAAATTGGGGCTTAGAGGCGGTGAATTCTCCGGTCATAGCGTGAGTGTCAGTCGAGGCAGCCGTTAGACCATGCGTGTGGTCTACCACAATAGCATCCGCAGAACCGCCATTGGCACCGACTGCATAAGTACTGCCAGCACCTATGACAAACCTATTGCGAAGGTCTGGGGTGCTATTAGTACCATCGCATAACACATAGCCTGTTGGGATTGCATTAGATGCACCAGACCACAGGGAGATGACACCAGAAGGCACGGCAGAGGTTACAGCAGCCAACACCGCATTCAACTGTGTCTGGATGTTGCTAGTTACCCCACCAGTGAAGTTAAGTTCAGCTGTGGTTGCTGTGATACCATCGAGGACGTTAAGTTCAGAGGTGGAACTGGTGATGCCATCGAGGACATTCAGTTCAGCCTGTGTGGCACTCACAGCGCCAGTGATGCTGGGGAAAGTGCTCTTTAGGGTACTCTTGAGTAGGCGGATGTGGTCATCAGCTTGCGAGAGACCGTCAGTTGACGCTGGGTTCGTAGTCACGAGGCTGTCTATGTAAGTTCCAGTTTCGAGGCCCATCTTGGGTTCCTTTTCTCTATAGGTGAGCCTGCTTCAAAGAGGCCGACAACAACAACAACAACAAGAACTTTAGCCCTGTATTTTGAAGTTGCTTTTGTTTCTGAGGGTGCGGGGGGTCTTTTTTGCCTAGGGAACCTACCGAAACGATTGACCCTAACAGCTAACCCCTTGCAATCTATAGTATCTGTGGTGCGTGGGATGTATGGTCCCACTGGGTGGGGGCCTATGTAATGAACACGAGATGACATTGGTTTGACATTAGCCACGGGAAATTTGTCAGGCTGTGGGCTTGGACTTTTCAACACAGATTGGGACAGTCCTCAGTCAACACCAGTCAACCTCAGTCAACACCAGATCACTTGATCCACTCTTGCCACACCTGATCACTACACCACGGACACTTATGGTGGGCAGCAGCACTAACAGTGCCACGAGTGATGCCGATGTCTTTGAGTGTCTTGGTCGAGTGCATCCGCAGTTGATCAGCAGCACGATTAGCAAGCCTATGGTGCTCATAGGCAGCACAGGTCAGATAGATGATCTTTAGTTGTCTCACGAATGCTCTCAGCATGTCTTCGGTTCTCTCTGGTTCTATAGGTGGGAACCAAGGGACCAACAGACTCAAAGGTGAGGTGGTCTACCTTGGTTGTCCTGAGCAAACACCTCAGTAACACAACTACACACACAGCAGTTGATACCTGACTGATACTGTAGTTGACTAAGGTCGGCTCTGGACGTTCTCTAGTTCTCTTATGATTGGTGTTATCAAGGTGGATGTTTCTTCAGTCATCCAATAGCACCTCAGCTCTGGGGCTTGGGGCGACTATTAGTGTCTCGCGGCGACTATCAGCCCGCTTCCCCTTCTATGAAGTGACAGAAGGTCGATTAGTGCAGAAAGTTTGGCTGATGCTGCAAAAAGTTCTTGCGAGGGACTTCGATTTGATTCATAGAGGTTACACGG